ACAGGCTCAAAAATTGTTGCTGGCACCCAAGGGCCGCAGCAGGGTCTTTTATGGACGGATTTGGACTTGTGGGCAATGCAGTACATTGGTCCTCCATTTGTCTATGGCTTCAACAAAATTGGATCAAACTGNGGCGCTATATCNCGTCATTGCACAGGTCAGTTGAACGGCGCTATCTATTGGATGTCGCAAAANCAGTTCTTTATGTCGATGGGTTCTGGCCCTCAAACCATTCCATGCCCTGTGTGGGACGTCATCTTCCAAAACATCAACACATCGTATCTTTATAAAGTTACCTGCGGCGTAAACAGCCAATTCAATGAGGTGACATGGTATTACCCATCGGCATCGTCTACGGAGAACGACAGCTATGTTAAATACAATACGGTTCTCCAACAATGGGACTACGGTACTCTTGGCCGGACTGCTTGGATTGATCAATCTGTGCTTGGGTCTCCTATTGGTGCTGGGTCTGATAATTACCTATATCAGCACGAAGTAGGCAATGATGCTGCCAACGGCACCCAAACAACCGCCATGCTGTCGTCTTTCCAAACGGGTTATTTCCAACTCAACGAGGCCGACAATCTGATTTTTATTGATCAAATCTGGCCTGACATGAAATGGGGAACCTATTCCGGCAATCCCAATGCTACAGTGCAGATTACATTCTACGTCACCAATTACCCCGGCGATACGCCAGTGGCATATGGCCCTTATACGATGACGCAAGCCACTGAATATATATCTGTCCGCATCAGGGCGCGTCTTATGGCGTTCAATATATCATCAAGCGACGTTGGTACGTTCTGGCGTCTGGGTGCAATCAGATACCGTTTTCAGATTGACGGGAGGTTCTAGTGGCATCACTTGACGATATTCTAACTACGCAGAAAAACGGTGTGCAGGGCATTAACGCTCTCAATCACACAACGCAGAATCTTGCCGGTACGATCAACACATACGAAGTTAGTGCCGCTACGTATTTTGCAACAACCATTGGCTGGGTGGCTAAGGTAAGTGTTATCGTTGCTGGTTCCACCACTGGGACCATATATGATGCCAATTCTGTTGGAACTGCGGTGACGGGCTTCCGCCTTGCCATCATCCCTAACACGGTCGGCATTTACACCATCAATATGCCCGTCAACAAAGGCATCGTTATCACCCCCGGAACAGGCATGATTGTTGCCGTATCGTATAGTTGAGGTCGCCATGCCATTGTCTCCCGGTAAATCACAAAAGACGATCAGCCATAATATCAGCGAGATGGTTCACGCAGGTCATCCTCAAGATCAAGCGATTGCTGCAGCGTTGAACACGGCGCGTCATACGCGAGCTGGCGGTGGCGGATTGTATGCGAATATCCACGCTAAACAACAGCGCATCGCTCATGGTTCAAAAGAGCGCATGCGCAAACCAGGATCCAAAGGCGCACCGACCAATGAAGCATTTTCGGTTTCTGCTCGAACAGCAAAAGCCGACGGTGGCCCATTTGCCGACATGAGCTACGACAAAGGCGATATGTCATATACAAAATCGAATTTCCCGATTCAACATCAATTCCATGAAGGACCGATCCATTCCCCGGTCGCAGGGCGGACGGACCATTTGCCAATGACGGTGGCTTCTGGTTCATATGTTATCCCTGCTGACATCATTGGCGCAATGGGTGAAGGCAACACGATGGCCGGGTTCAAAATCGCTCGGAAAATGTTCAGCTCTGCGCCTTATTTCAACAAACAGAAACAGCCATACGCTCCCGGCTCCGCGCCTTATGCGGAAAACAAACCATATGGCGCTCGTGCGAGCGGCGGGAAAACTCCAGTTGAAATCGTTGCGGCTGGCGGAGAATATGTAATTTCTCCAGAGGACGTTACGCATCTTGGAGAAGGCGACATCGACCACGGTCATGAAATTTTAGATGAATTTGTAAAAAATTATCGTAAAAAGACGATTGATACTTTGAAGAAACTTCCTGGACCAAAGAGGGATTGAGTCAAATGGAAAATGAATTGAACGTCAGAGTCGGAACACCCGAAGATGTTGATGGAATGATGCAACTCGCGCTTGCGGCTTGCGAAGAAAATGGGCTGACGAATCCAAACCCATCAAAATTGTTAAATGAAATTTGGGCTGGGTTGACGAGGCAATATGGAATTGTCGGGATTATTGGTCGCTCCGGCGAACAATTCGAAGCAGCGATTTTGCTCAGAACGGAACCTTTGTGGTATTCTGATGATTTAACGATTGTCGAACGTGCGATTTTCGTTCATCCTGATTTCCGCAGTGCAAAAGGTGGTCGAGCAAGAAAACTTTGCGAATTTGCGAAACAAACCGCAGAGGTTCTTCAGATCCCACTTGTTATTGGAATTCTTAGTTCTCAACGAGTCGAAGGGAAAGTTCGACTTTATGAGAGACAGTTTGGCCCTCAATCGGGGGCTTATTGGATTTATGGCGGAAGAACAGGCGAATGGAAAAATGAATCCATGGCCGACACGCATTTGACGGAGCATTGAAATGGGCGGCAAGACCGGGACGACGACCCAAAGCGTTCAAATTCCACCAGAGGTATTGGCGAGGTATAACTCGGTCAACGCTCAAGCGCAATCAACCGCTTCTCAACCGTTTCAACAATACAGCTCTGACCCAAATGCGTTCGTTGCTCCGTTAAATCAACAGCAGCAAACTGGCATCAGCAATATTAACCAGCAAGCTATGGCAGCACAACCCGCTTATGCCGCAGCCATGCAGGGCACCTCTCAAGCCTATAGCGGGTTGTCTCCTCAAGGGTTTCAACAAGGTGTGGCGGGCTACATGAACCCGTTCGTGAACCAAGCCATGGGTGCAACTGCGGCACAAATGCAAAACGTAAACCAACAGCAACAGCAACAGCTTTTGGGGCAAGGAATAAGCCAAGGAGCTTTTGGCGGTGACCGAGGAAAAGTCGCGCAATCGGCTTTGATGAATCAGCAAAATCTCGCTTTGGGCAATACGCTCGCTAACATGGCTCAAACGGGTTATCAGGGTTCGGCGCAAAATTATCTTACTGGAATTGGTCAACAAGGCGCTTTAGCAAATCAAATGGGCGCATTGGGCGCAGGATCTCAAGCTGCTGGGCTCAGCGGCGCTCAAGCACAACTCGGTGCGGGAACGCTCGGCCAACAAACGCAGCAAGCTGGTAATACGGCGCTGTACAATCAGTTTTTGCAACAGCAAGCCTATCCATTCCAAGTTTCTCAGTTCCTCGCGAACATTGCGGAAGGCACTGGCGCTTTATCAGGCAGCACGACAACAACCAATCAACCTATGCCATTTTTCTCGGACCGTCGTTTGAAACATGACATTAAACGGATCGGCGAATCCGACCATGGCCTTCCGATTTATGCGTTTAAATATAAACATGATCCAGATCAAAATACGCATGTCGGTTTCATGGCAGATGAAGTCGAGCATGTCCACCCCGAAGCAGTCGGCCTTGCGGGTGGGTACAAAACGGTCGATTACGACAAAATTGCCAACGACAATGGTCGTTCGGAAGGCGGCATGGTCGGACCTCAGCATGAAGGCACAGGGTTCATGGCTGGTGGACGTGAGCATCATGCCGTGACAGGATCCGTTGGCTCGAGCTACGATCCATACGACCCAAACAACATACAAAATATTTTGGCTCGCCAACAGGCAGGTTTGGCCGCAAGCGAAAATAGTTTTGTTCCGGCAGCTCGTCAGTTAGCCAACGCAACAGGAAAATCTTCTCGTGTTCCTCTTGAACAAAGCCCACATTATAGTTTGTTGAAAGCGGAAGGCAATTCCGCTCAACACCCAACGGGCATGGAACAAACGATGGGCGGATTGAAAACTGCAGAGGCAATTACGGATTTATTTAAAAACAATCCAAAAACTGGTGACAAAGGTTTAGCCGCCATGATTATGGATAAATTTGGTGTAAATAAATCTCAAAACACAGATCAAAACTCTGCGCAAAATCAATCGCAAAATCCTGCTCCTGCAACTTCTGCGCCGACCCAATCCGTAAAAGCACCGGATTCTCAACATTCAGAATCGGAAGTTCCGCTTCCTCCAGTTCGCACGGAAGGTTTGGCGAGCGCTGATTTTGCGCCCGGAGATGATTTGACTGCTGCAAAAGGCGGAAGAATGCATCGTGCGCTCGGTGGCGGGGACACGCCTTATGCGGATGATTCTGGCGGTAAATTAGATATTCCGGATGAAAAAAATCAGCATACCCTTATGACTGCTTCGAATCCAACAGGTTCAACTTCACAAACAGGTATGGGGATNGGAGATGCATTGGCTTTGGCAAAAGGGGCCGCAAGTNCTGGCTCTNCAATTATGGACTTTTTGCCTATGATTTTGGCTGCGAATGCTGGCGGAAGAATTGGCCATGCAACAACAGGCACTGTTTCCGACGATGAAAATTTGCCAAACTATCTTAATGCTCTCGGCAAAATCGAAAGCGGCGGAAACTACGGCGCACTCGGCCCAATGACCAAAAAAGGCGACCGAGCTTATGGAAAATATCAAGTCATGGGTTCGAATGTTGGCCCATGGACGCAGGAAGCTCTCGGCAAAACAATGACGCCTGATGATTTTTTGGAAAATAAAGACGCCCAAGAAACTGTTGCGAAACATTATTTTGGTCAAGCACTAAACAAATATGGCACCCCGCAAGATGCCGCTTCCGTTTGGTTCACTGGAAAACCGCTCGCAAAAACCACGCAACAAACGGCAGACATAACCGGGACAACTATTCCAAAATATCTTCAGCGTTTCAACAAAGCTGCAGGTCTCGGTCAAGTTGCTGGTCTCGATCAAATCGGTGGTGGCGGAGATGACACTCAACAGCCTTCATGGTTCCATCCTGAAGTCGCGGATTCATACAAANCTCTTCCTGGCTCAAACCAATATGCAGAGGCCGATCTCCCGAGCGCAACGAAACAAGTTGGTGGAACGGAAGATACAACTTCAACAGTTCCTTCTGCAACATCGACAACAGGTGGTCTCGCTCCAAATGAAGGATACGAANCCGCAAAAAGAGCTTTGAATCCGCCCAGCGTTTGGAACGATGTTGCAAAAGGTTTGGGTGTTCCCGAAAAATATCAAGACTCAAATCTTTGGGTTCCAGCTTTGGCAGGGCTTGGTTCAATGCTTTCATCCAAAAGCCCATACTTTTTGCCAGCTCTCGGGGAAGGCCTCGTTGGTGGCGCAGCGGCATATTCTCAGCTTCAGCCTCAACAAGCTCAAACTGAACAAACTCGGGCCGAAACGATGGCTGTCCTTCAAGGAATCCCACGCGAAAACTTCTTGCCGAATGGTGATGTTCTCGTTGAAGGTCCAGATGGCAATCCAATGCCGATGGGCGCTCAAGAGTATTCAATTTTAAAACTCACGCACCCTGAACAAGTTAAACTTTGGAACTACGGAACTAAAGGCAGCACAGGAACCGCCAGAGGGCTCGCTGGAGCCGCTGGCGAAACAGAAACGTCGACTGGCCTCGGCGGAACAAAAACGCCGCCTGTTGCCCCTCTCACTGGAGACGAAAAGGGTGTTATTGATGCTGAAGACCCGATGGCCCTTTCGGACGATGAAAAGAAAGCTGTTGCGGCGGAAACAATTCAGCTGGCTGGGAAATACCGCAAGCCAGACGGAACCCCGGATCTTGACTCGCTTCAAAAAGTTCGTCCAAATCTTACAAATACATACCGCCAAGCTGCATTGGATGCCGCTCCGGTCCAAAAGAACAACGGAATTTATGCTGACATTCTGACTTCCCGCGACGACCATGAATTAACAGGCGGCGGAAAATATGCCGAATGGTTTGAAGGGTTGCGTTCAGCGCTCGACGACATCTCGAGAAAATTTGGTGGACCCGGCTATCATTACAAAGAAGGCGCGGCTCTGGAAGAAGCTCAAAAAATTTATGCTCAAAATTTAGACNCCGCTCAAAAAGCTGGCGACAACCAAACGGTTGGGAAATTAAATATTTTGGCGAAAACTTATCCTTGGATAAACAACACGCAGCTTGGTTCCGCAAAGAACATGGCTCAAATTATGACAAATACGCAAATGCCAATCGACCAAAATCGCTTCGCTCGATATATGGTTTCTTCCACGGGCGGCGTCGGGAAATNGTTGCCTGAAAGNGAATACGTTGGCGAAAATTTTGCTGAACAATACAATCGCCGTTCTCAGCCGCTTCAAGCCAAAGAAGCAACCGTTCTCGAAAAAATGATGACGACGCCACCTGTGACGGCTTNTGCGGACCCAATAAAAGATCCGGAAACAGGCAAGCCGATGCCAACGATGTTCTCGTTCCTTCAGCGCTATGGCGACAAGCTGAGCGGCAAACAGTTGAAAGCAATCGCGGCAGAATTCGGTGCTGATCCATCAATTTTCCGTTATTTCCCACGGATCCGCACACAATATTCAGGAGCACAATAATGAGTGATCCAAATGATCCTTTTGGAGATATTAATTTTGCAGGAAAACCAAGGGGCGTTGCACCGCCTCCGGATCCTTTCGCGGAAACGACTTTTGGAATGCCTCAGCATTATGAATCTTCGTTGGCGGCGAATAAAATTGAACCCGGCCAATCGGCTCCTTCTGCGGGGGCAGGAACTCCGGCGATTGTTCCGCCAAAACCCGAACCATATGCGGATTATATGGGTAGAATAAAATCTGCGGGAACAGGTCTCGCAAATACCGCAATAAATACAGCTTATAGAATTCCCGACACTGTTCAGCTCGCAAAAGACATTGGTTCATTTGGTTACAACAAAATTTTTGGCGAAGAAAAACCTCAGCAAGCCGCTCCAACGGTTGCGCCGGGGGACGTAAATCCTTTGCCGCCAACCGCCACACAAGAAACTGCCTCAAAAGTTCGTCAGCGCCGCGCTCAAGCCCAAGAATGGGCAGAAGAAAATCCTGACATTATGGGGATGGCTGCAGGTTTTGGTTTTATGCCAGTTGGAGGGCCAGAAACTTCTGCTGAAGCAAAACAAGCAATTTCTCCATATCTTTATACGCCGAAAACGGAAAGTGAAAAAAATATTGCAAAAGATATCGAAGCTGGTGGAACTTGGGCCGCTTTGTCCCCAAAATCTGCATTCGGAACACCTTTCCGTGCAGTGACAGGAGCTGGCCTCGAGCAAATTTCTCGTGGGGCAGAAACAGCTCTTCCTGGCGCTGCACCTTTTATCCCATTGGTCGGACAAATTATTGGCGAAACAGGCGCAGGAACTTTTGCAACGCTTAACGACAGCGAATCACGTTATGTTTCCGCATTAAAAAATGCATACAATGAAGATGTCCGAACCGGGAATATTGATCCGTCAAAAATTACGCCGGACATGAAAATAACTGATATTCCGTTCAATCGCCCAAACGCAAGTGCTTTGCGAAAACTCGCAAAACAACAATCCCAGGTTGCAACCGACACGAGCGATTTTTCCGAATTTAATCGAACGGCAAAAGGGGCAATGGACCATGGGGAATTACGGGGTCGTTTAGTCGGAGATATATCAGGGGACATTGAAAAAATAACTGGTGTTCCAAACGACCGAGCCCTCGAAGCACAAGATGCAATCAATAAAGATTTCAGCGATCGGAAAACGGCAGCTTACGATGATGCGAAATCGAGCGTCCCCGGACAAGCCGTCCCCAGAGATGTTTTCGGCGGCTACGCGGAAACACCAATCGTTAATGCTGCAGAAAAACAAATTCAAGACGCAATCGCCAGCAATCCCAGCAATCCGCGTTACAAAGACATTGTTGTCCCGACCGATACCAAACCGGGCAACTATGCTTATTATGAACAAGTTTATCGTCAGCTTCGCGATTCAGCATTTTTGAAAAATGCAAATTTGCCAACAGATGAAATAAACATCAGCAACGCTCGAGATGCTGCTCAGGGAATAAAAAACGCTCTCGACAAACATATGACGGTTGATGGCCAATCGCTTTCGGCAAATGCGCGTGGGATCGCTCAGGATCATTTTAATGCGGACAACATTATTGGCGTTGGAGAAAATTTTTTGAATGAAGAGCCCGCGAACGCAAGTGAAGCACAGGCTTCCGAACGCGCATTCAATAGTTTAAGTCCCGACGAACGCGGAGCTGCGACTTATGGTGCTTTGAATCAGTTCAATAAAATAATTTCAGATGATAATAAAGGCGGATTAAATTGGGCTGCGAAAAAATTCGACACGGACGCTACGTTCAATCGTAAAATGCAAATGTTGCTCGGCAAACGAGCTCCGGACGGCTCGATTGATTTGTCGGATTACGACGCATTGCGCGGAAAAGTTTTAGCCGCTCAAACGCGAGCAAACATTCCGCCTTGGGATGTTGACATAAAAAATGCGCCGCCATCATTTTCTCAACGTCATCCAAATATGGTAACTGCTTTGGCGGCAGGGGCCGGGTCGGGTCTTCCTGTTGCGGCAAATTATTTGCAGGACTTCCTTATCAACTCAAACCTTATGACGGCAGCAGGTCTCGCGGGGGTTGGCGCATTGGCCGGAATGGGAACTGCCGCAAAGCTCGTGAACGATTCAGCAGTAAAACGTGCCGCGAATGATATTGTGTTGAAAATGTCAACAGGCAATGTTCGAGATCTCGCAGAGCTTTCACGTTTAATGAGAACAAATCCACTTTATGGCGCAGTTTACAGGGGAATTAATGTGGGTCTTTCAAATGAACAAAACATTGGCGCAGATGAAAAAGTTCGTCGCGGTTGGAAAAAAGGCGGTCGTGCGTTTTTTAAAGGCGGTCGTGTCGGAAGGGCGAGCGGTGGACGTACCGGAAAAAATCCAAAAGTTTCGGCAGAAAAATTAATTGCCCTTGCCGATCGCGTAAAAAACGAGCAAACTAAAAATACCGAACCGCTTTTGAATTTGGACGATACGACTGTTGCGAAAGCATTGGCTGTGGCCAACAAACACATCTGAGGGAATATTATGGAAAATTTTGAACTCGAATTGAAACTCACAGTTGCTCATGTGAACACTGTTTTGAAACATCTTGGTTCAGGTGTTTATGCAGAGGTTGCGGACCTTATTCAGCTGCTTCATGGCCAAGCCAAACCACAAATTGAATCCGCTGCGAATGCTGCACCGATTGCAGCGAATGAAGATACTCAGGCTGTTGAGCCTCCCAGCGCAGCCTGAGTAAACTTGGCCGGGTTGAGCAAATGCTCCCCGGCCCTTTTCATATTGCGAAATCAGCGATTGCAATCTCGCGAATTTCATATGAATTTGTTCTCAATGAAAACCGAGCAATTTTAAACCTTTTAACTTGTTTCATCGCAAGATAAAAAACTGCCATTGCAAGGATCATTGGGTCCCCATAAATGACTAAAATGTCACGAATAGGGTTAAAGTTTTTTAATCGATTGCCAATCGTCCATTCGTAAACTGTCCTCGAACGATCTCCCGCCATTTCATCCCTGACCGGAAAATCGCAAACGTAAGTCACGTCATTTGCCATTTTAAACAATGGCTCCGGATCCCATTTCAAATTTGGATTCAAAGCGTATGCTTTGTCGTATTTTTCTCCGGCTTTCAGCGGAACCTCTTTTGCGGAGATGACCGGGGTTGGAACTCCATTTTTCGCACGGTTGAAAACCGCAGGTTTGGTGTGAAGTTCTCCTTCAGGGTATTCAATAAGTTTGTATGATTTCAGATTGCTGGCCCGTTGGCGACCGTCTTTGCCAACGAAAACAGAAAATACCTTGCTTTCCTCGACTTCCATAAAACGATTGTTTGCGAGCGTGGAAAGCGCAGCAGACAAAGTCGTTTCATCTTGGTCAGGGAAAGCACGCATGACATCGTGAAGCGTCAGTGAAGTTCCGAGAGGCATTTTATGAAGCATGACTTTCACTTGAGCCAAAACTGATGGATTATTTGGTATACGCATTTTTATTTTCCTTTTCGTTTTTCAGGTAATTAACGTGGATATCCTTCCATCGATAAAATAGATGGCTTTGTGACCACGACCGACTGGTGAGACTGTCACCAAATCGATTCCGTAAATCGACAGTTTGCCACGAAGTTTGCCCAATGAAGACAAAATGGACTGTCGAAAATGTTCAGGTTTTATTCGAGTTTTTCGGTTCATATTTTTTATAAGTTCATCAATCGTAAACTCTTGACCAGCGTGTCGCTGCATGAATTCAATTAAAAGTTTTTCACGACTCGAAAATTTCATCGGCTTCCTCCATCATGATGAGTTTGCGATATTCATCCAATGCGAGATCGGAAATTGATTTTTTATCTTGAAGGTTTTTTATGATTCGAGCGTCCGGAGAGCCTTTTGCAACGAGATCGATGTAAGTGACACTTCCAGTGGTTCCATCGCGCCATGTTCGTCCTTCAGATTGCCAACGGGCAAGACTATTGAAGCTGTTTGAATAATAAATGTTTGTCCGACAGATACCCTGAAGGTTAAGTCCAGTACCTGCGGCCTCGGGAGATGCCACGAGATAAGAGATGCTGCTTCCGGGATCGAGAAATGCCGCGACGTGTTTTTGTCTATCATTGTTGGATGTTCCTCCATAATAGTCCACAGCTGTTGGACCAAGGGCTTTCATAACTCGTTTTATGTCTTCGTTAAAACGACACCAAATGATGGCTTTGCCCGAACGCTGATCCAACACATTCAGGAGCTCCTGGAGCCGAGGGTTGGAGAGGTCGCGAGCAATTCCGTTTTCGTCCACAGCGAAGCCGCAGGAGATCTGCTGCATCCTCGTAACAAGCGCGGCAGCATTGGGAACAGAAAGCGTGACGCCACCCGCCGTTTGTGCCATGAACGTCTGACGCAAATCTTTCATCAATTTTTTCTGTTCATCCGAAAGCGTGAAAGGCTGCTGGACATAAACTTTGGGTGGCAAATCCAAAACCTCGTCAGCGTTTATCCGGAAAATATGTGGTTCAATTTTGCGATAAAACTCCTCGACATTTTTGTGGCCTACGATTTCGAGGCCGAACCCATTGTCACGCAACTGGCAATATCGCGAACGAAATGTGGTCACATAACGGTGGCCGAAAATGCGCTCGTCCAAAAATTTGAATTGGCTGAATGCATCCACGAGGTTTTTGGCGAGCGGCGTTCCAGTCATGATCATCCTATATTTGCACAACGCACCATAACGAATGGCCATTTTGGTGCGAGAGGCAGTGATGTTTTTTATGTCCTGCGATTCATCAACGATCATGGTCGCCCGGCCTTTTGCGGCTTTCAGGAAACGCAGGATTTTTTCTTCCGCCGGGCCAGTGATCAACGCATCGATATTGATTGCGAAAATTTTCAGCCCTTTGAACCGCATCATATCTTCGAATTCGCGTTCGCCCTTTTTGGTTTTGTTCCAGACCCAAGCCTTCCATGGCACGACATCCGACATGTGCTTCGGGATTTGTTCGTTCACCCATTGAGCATGGACGCCGTTTTTTGCGACCAAAAGCACGTGGTCCGAAAGCCCATCGCACCAGCGGATGCCCATCATCGCAATTCCCGTCCAGCTTTTGCCTGTACCGATGTCCATGAACAGGCCGAAACAGTCAGGATATTCACCTTTTTTAAACATCTTTTCCAAAGCGCGAGTTTGGTGGGCTCTGGGCGGTGTTTTGAAGGCGAAGGTGGGTCGGGCCTCGTCGGGGTCGGAAAAGCCGCTGGTGGCCTCCCTAGGGGCCGTAGCGCCCGCCATACCCTTCACCTCGGCAAAAGGGAATACGGATTTCCAAACTTCAATATTATAAGGGGTATTTTCGAACGTAAAAACTTTGCCACTCGCCCACCGTTTCATGCCCTCAAGTTTTGGGAGCGCCCGAATCATCCTCACGTCATAATCCGAAGTGGTTTTTACACGATTGCCTTCGATCAAAAGATTCATTTACCGTTTCCATTCCGAACCTTAGTTCCAACCCTTTCTCTCTTTTTAATTTCTAAAAGATAAAAAGGTAGCAACAGATGAAATAAGACTTCTGGCGGAAACGGTAAATAGCGATTTCAATGACTTACCGGTTCCGCCGAGTTTTTGGGCTCAGGCAGCAAGCTGGAGGAGCTCGTCACGCACGTCGAGTTTGAGCTTTGCTTTGTCGCCAAACCACGCGTTATAGAGCCGAGCTTCGGACTTATTTCCGGCCACGTGATCGGCCCAATGTGTTACGCCGTTGAGGACGCCCCATGCATTTCCAGGGACAGCACCTGGAGCTTTTTTCACGGACCATAAGACCTGATCGAANCGCTTGTCGATTGCACCCGGATCGTTCAACAAACCGTTGACCCAATCTTTTTGGTCATTTTGACCGACGATCGTTTCTGGCATAGGTTGAAAGAATTTGGCGAGGAAACGTACCGTGTCGAACTCGGACATTTTGAGTTGGCTCAGAACCTTTGCATCGAGGCCAGCCTGAACGATTTGTTCGCGAGCGAGGCCGATCGTTTCCTTCGCGGCGGCAACGTCAAATTTGCTCAAATGGTTTTGCGAATAATCCGCTTCCGATCCACGGAGGGCCATGGCCATTGTGTTGGCGCAAACAACCCGCACGACCGTAGTGCGGACAGTAATTGATTTGCCGACTTCATGCGGCGAGGTGAGCAGGACGTAGCCTTTGGAGTGATCCGTTTTATTCACAGTGAAACCTTCTTGGATCGAGGCCAATGCCCAAACCATTTTGCCCCCACGGAGCGACCCGGCGGTTTCGAGCTTTGCGCCACCAGCCTCTGTGTATTCACGGAAGAACTCGAGCGCATCTTTATTTTGAAATGGCTTCCACATGTCGCCAGTGACTGTCATGACTTTGTTGTCAGACGAACGAACCAAAGCGCGGCGGAGCGGGAGCTTAACCATTGAGCCGTCTTCCGCTTGAGCGAACAAAGGACGGAGTTTGACTTCCCAATCCAATCCTGCAGCGACAAGCATGTCGTCCACNGAGACCGTTGGGTCGACGCGATTGCCGAGGCCATGCCAAGGAACTGCGTTTGCGAATGCCATTGTTTCAATTTCGTGTGCCATTTTAAATTTTCCTTTTTTACGGTGTTGGGTGAAAAGGGCCGGGACGAACCCGGCCCGTTGGGTTCAGTTTTGAATAGTTACATTGCCTTTCATCAGGTCCCAAGCGAGATCCTGACGACGACCTCCTGCCGCGATGAAATCTTCATACGAAACGCCCGGATTGTCCATGATGAAAGCCATGGCCTTGTATCCGAAGCCACCTTCCCGGCGTGGGTTTTCAGTCATGCCGTCCTTTGGGAAAATCTTCACGCCAGCAAACTCGGACTTGCGTGGAGCTTTTTCAGCCTTCGGAACGGTTTCTTTCTTCGGAGCAGCAACCTTTGCCTTCTTCAAGTTGGCAACAGTTTCCTTGACAGTTTCCTTTGATTCATTAGTCATAGCAGGTGTTTCCTTCTGGATTTGAACGAGCTCAGCCTTAGCTTGAGCGAGGGTGAAAATACGCTTTGCAGCAGTTTCCCGGTCAGAAAAGTTTTTCACTGGCTGGGTCTTATTGTGGTGATTGTAGAACGTCACCATCTGCGACAAAGTTAAACTCTCGTTTTCGATGAGATCAGCTTCGTCGGAGAAAATCGTGAACCCGTTGCCATGCTTGTTGGCGAGGGTACGGGAGGGATAAACCTTAATTGCGCCAAATTCTTTCCCTGCGAAATGTGCGGTAAAAGTTTTCATCTTTCTCTCCTCAAATCCGGGCTTCGTAAGTTACGACGACTGAAGGATCTTTTTCGACCTTGCAGGCATCGGACATCTTTTTGAACTGAGCGAGGGTAACGCCGAAAGTCGCCATTATTTTTTCTTCGGACATTTCGGTGTTTTTGCGGAGATTGACCATGACAAGGAAGTTTTCGCCAACGATTCGGTCGGTGCCAGTGGCAACGATGTCTTTGTGAACTTCTTTGAGTTGAGCAGTGAGCGCTTCGATCTGGGTTTTGAGAGCGCCGTATTGGTCAGCAAGAGCATTTACGTTTGACATTTTGTTTCTCCGTTGTAGGCCCGATTTCAAATCGGCGGACCAGCCCGATGAGATCCTTATGCCCGAACTGTACAGAAAAGAAAACGATTTTTTTCACGAAATGCCATCTTTTTTATAAGTCGTTCTTAACATTGAAGAATTTAGCTGCAATCGGACCTCTGGATTGGCCCAAGTCCAGCATTCTCCGGTCAAATCTTGGAAACAAACCCAGAGCAAATGGTGCTCTGGGCCATAATCTATGAGAAAATGCGCCATGGCCTTTCCTTTGGGTGTTTCCAGCGGAAGCGGCGGATCAATACGGATCATGGAGCGGTCTCCTGCGTTTCACCAACGCCCTTTTAATTTTTGCCAGAAGCCCTTCCTTTTTTCCCAATCGATAATTGACCGTGAGGAAACCCGCTCCTCGGTAATGGATCGTGATTCGCGCCGGATCAGTTCTGTGAGACAGATCCCCAAAAGCATGATCCCTGTCCCGATTGCGGGACTTAAAATGATTAAAAATTGAATCATGCATTTGGACCCTCCCAATTCAACGTGCAGTCGATGAATTCCCCGGATTGATCGAATTCAACCCATCCGCCGGATTGCAAACATTGACCCATAAGTTTCATTACCTTTTTGTAGGCTTTGCTTTTTATCCAAACTTTTTCAAAAATTGTCTTTTTCATTTCATTTCCTTTCACATGCTAGAATTGGCAACATCGCCAGGTTTTTTCATAATTCGACGCAAATCATCAATTACTGCCGATTTGCGCTGAAGCGCGGTTTCTGGTTCTTCTTCCGTTTTTGTGAGCCCAACGACGTTTTTTATAACTTTTAGGCTGTGTTTATTTTTCATCATGTCCAACGCCCGGCAATTCATCGCCGCGAGCTGAAGCCGCCCACCGATGAGAAACCTATCTTCGTACCAAACGGCTCCAACCTCTTTCATCGCTTTTCGGAGCTCAAGGTCCGTGTCATACAACCGACCTTGAATTGAAGACCTGACCCATTCCACAATATCTTTCATTGTTAGCACAAGAGGCTCTTCTTGGCGGTTCATGGCTTCGGCAAGGATTGCGGCTTCTTGTTGGCCTTCCGTCCGAGAAGCCACTATAAGTTCTTTTTTTCGCTCCGTCATTGGGGCAGGTTGGCCTTTCATGACGTAGTCGCCATAGTTTTCAGCCCAGCTTTTTATTATATTCAAACCACCACTTTTGAGCCAGTTGTGAAAACTTTCAAATTTATTTCGGGGCCATTTTTCTTCCGTAACCTCGGGATAAAACCATCGACGGTCGTCCTCCTCAATCTTCAATGCCCGCATTGAATTCGAGCAAGCGAAAACGTGGCACCAATTTTCGATGATGTAGGGACGCTGATATTTTTCATTCACCTCGACTTCTTTGTCGGTGATTGCAGACTTCAGTTTGTTGTATGCTTTCCAGCTGTGGCCTGAATAGATCTCATTGATAACGATGAGGCGCTTGTTGGCGAGCCAACCATTGAATTCGGACTGGACGATTTGATTTTCGGTCGGAAAACCCACGTTTTGCATTCCCACCAATGGGCCGAGAATGGAGCTCCCAAGTGTGGTTTTCCCCACGCCTTGGCGCTCGCTGACGAGCAACAAACCGTATTCCATTCTGACATCCAGCCGTGCGATGAGCGTCGCACACCAACGCAGCGCCTCTTTCAACTCGCTGTCATTCGGAAACATATAACGCATGAATTCAATGAAAGGCTCCGCATTGCCCGGTTTGCTTTTCACGTGGGTCGGGGTGTGAAGGTTTATCGCAGAAGTCGTGCTGTCCGTCACGATTTTGCCTTTTATGTCCGGACGATAGCAAAGTTTTGCCGAGCGCCCGTTATATGCTTTCACGATAAGNTGAGAAGTTGCATTCGTATTACTGAATGCCGAAAGCATTTTGTTCATGATGTTTTCGGCGCGAATTATTTCCGGCATTTCCGTGCAGACGAAAAGGTCGGCTTCTTCGACATATGTCCACATTTCTTTAAAATTTTTACGAAGGACGATCGATGGTTTGCCGCGAGGGTTAGGGATTTGGTCGGTCGCCCAAGTAGCAGGATGCAAACAGCTTCGAAACGATGGGCCAGTATAATACTCGCNTCCTTCCACGGTTTTGAACATAATTTTCGGAAAGTCATCGGCNAGGTCAAAGCCCTGCGGCCACTCTGAAGTAAACTGCACGTGAAAAGTTGGTATTCTGAGATGGAAAGAGATCGCAGGAACCGCCGCAATGCCGGGCGCGTCATTATCAGATACAATGTATGCACGTTTCACTCCCAATTTTTGAAGCATTGACCAATCGGTTCGGCTTGGGCTCAGCGCCCCGCCGATCCATCCGATGTGCGCGGCGGCGGAAAGCTCTTCACCCCATGGGTGCGCGGCGAGCTTTCTTTTCATTTCCGGAGATTTGCCTTCGACCATTTCGCGCATGGCACGTGCAGCTTTCGCGCCTTCATGAATGAAAACAGTCGTGTTGTTTTTCAACTGGTCAATACCCCAAAGCGGAAGCGGCCCTTCGCTTTCCATCTTGCGCCATTGGCCATCATCCCAATAGGTCCACGGAACATACTTCTTTTCGCCCTCGCCGAGATCGACCCGAGTTTGAAGCATTATTATTTCATCGTTCAGGTTCCGGAATTCGAACACGTTGCGCGGCGGAAGTTTTTTCACCTCATCCGGTAAATCGACAACGCTTTTCAGCAAACGGATCTGGGGCCATTGAACACTGACGCAATCGACCTCAATGGCGAGCTTCTCTTTTTCTGTGGGGGCGTAGTTGTCCGGCGCTTTCACTGTTCCGTTTTGTTCAAAAAAGATGACCGCNATATCTTCCCAATAAGGACCTTTGTTTTCCCTCACCACCGCTGTGCGCAAAGAGCGTGGCTCGGCCCCGATCCTTTTCAAATAGGAAGCGACCGCAGGAATATCATTCAGTGACTTGATGCGCATTTTCATTATCCTCTATATCGTCAGTGTAACCAATGAAACGTATTTGTGAAACCCGGATCATCCGGAAATCGGGCGGAACCCGACCTTTTATTGCGTAAAGCGCCTTTCCCGGTTTGCCTCGATCGATGAACTCTTTGCCCATTCGTTCGAACTGAAACCTGTCCACCTTTCCGAAAATGACATCCGTGTCGTCGGCCAGCGTGAGGTTCAGCGATTGCGTGGGCCCGACGACCTCTTTGCCGCCGCGCTTGGCCACGTTAACGGCTTCGTTTTCATCACGAGGTTTGATTTGTCGAGGGGNGCAAAAAACGAGAACTTCATAATCATAACCTTTCGTAACTACGTCGATAATTTTTATTGGAGGCGTAAAAATGTTTCGCTCCGATGGATCCGGCATAAGCCGATTGAAAGCATCGCGGATGGGCCATAANCTGTCAATTTCGGTTGTTGCGTTGGAAAGCATCTTTTCCGCTTTCGCTGGCAAGGGTTCGCCCCTGACTCGCGAAGCCATAATTTGCTGAACCATCTTCGGACCAATGCCGCGCACGTTTTGAACCGGACCGACGAGCGCCTTTTTTCCGTCTTTCCAACCNACCGTCCATTTGTCCACGGAAAGCTCGCGGTCGACGGCGATGTATTCGATGCCTTCTTCGTTCATCTCCCGCAGGATTTTAATTTGTTTTGCGGGATCCGGCTCATGTGTCAGCGTTGCTGCGGCGAACTCGAGAGGGAAATGCGCCTTCATATATGCGCACCAATAGGATATGATCCCATAAGCCACCGCATGCGAGCGATTGAAACACATGGCTCCATATGCNCAGAGATCGTCCCAAATCTTGTCCAGCATCGGCCCGGACATTCCGCGCCGCATGGCACCTTCTTTGAATTTGTTGCCGTATTGATCGAAGAACTCTTTGCCGAGCGACTTACTCATTGCTTTGCGAAGCGTCGAAACATCTTCCCAGCTCATGTCGCCGATTTCGCGACAGATCTGCATGACCTGCTCTTGGTAAGCGACCATGCCCAATGTGGTTTTCAAATATGGCTCAAATGTGGGGTGAGGATATTCGACCGCTTTGCCGTTTTTCCGCTTTGTCCATTCGTTCGTTCCGCCGGAAGCCATCGGGCCAGGCCGAGCGAGCGAAGTCACGGAAATGATGTCCTCGAGGTTTTCAATTTTGATTTGGTTGCAAATCGACTGCAATGCCGGGCCATTGAATTGAAAGATCCCAGAAAACTGTTTTTTATTAATCACCTCGAAAGAAGGTTTGTCATCCAACGGGACACGCTCGAGAAAATGGATGTCTTTTCCGGCAAGGAGGAGNGCGTCTTCAAAAACGGAAAGCTGCGTGAGCCCAAGGGCATCGATCTTAAGGAGATTAAGCTCTTCTGCATCTTTCTTGTCACATTGAGTTGCTCCAGTGCGTGCGTCGACAGCAACGTAATCCGTGACTGGATCTGCAGTAACAACAATTCCCGCTGCATGCTGAGAGTAGTGCCGAGGGTGGCCTTCCATTTTGGTGGCAATAAGGATTTCTGGATATTTTTCCAAAATCTCCTTTCCTGCAGAAGTCGACGTAAATGTGTCCTCCAGTGTATGCATAGCTCGAGAGTCTCCCGAAGATCGAATGATAAGGGAATCAAGGACTCGAGTGCAAAGGTATTTTGGGATACCCAGTGCGGTTCCTGCTTCATCAATTGCTGAACGTGGGCGATATAGCGCAACGGTCCCGAGGCGAGCAACTCTTTCTTTTCCATATTTGTTTTCCATGTATTCAAAAACTAAATGACGATTTTGATCCGANAAATCCAAATCAATGTCCGGCAAATCATTGCGGGTGATGTCGATGAAACGCTCGAACAATAAATCATATTTTATTGGATCAATCGTGGTTATTTCAAGGAGGTAACAAACAAGGCTCCCGCAAGATGAACCACGGGCCGGNCCGCAAATCATTTGTTGCCGCGCCCAATGCATCACGTCCGCGATGATATAGAAATAATCTTCGAATTCCTTTTCCGCGATGAGTTTCAATTCTCGCTCGAGCCGGGCAGAATAAACTTCATCCGTCAAGTCAATGGCGAGCTTGAATGCGCCTTCCCTGCACATCTCGAGGAGCGTAGCCGGGCGAGGTGGCGAAAGAAGGGTTCCGGCTTTCAATTTCGCTTTGCAGCCTTCCTGCGCCTTCTGAGCGTTTTCTAGGGCCGCTTCGATTTGCTCAAGTGTGGCAATTCTTTTGACGGATTTGCGCCATTCTTCTTCGTCGAGGATCCATTGGGGGTAAGTTTGGGTAGAAGCCCCCATTCCGATAAGAACTTCATAAAATCCTTCATCTTCTGGACGAGGGAACTTATTGTCGGAACAAGCGATGAATTGGTGACCGAGTTCGGCGGCAGAGGAGATGAAGCCTTTTGATCCGGAGGGACTGAGGCCCACATAGATATCAGGCCTTGGTTCAAATTGTTCGAATAAAGCGCGGCTGCCAGTGATTTTCGTGCATCCTCGCACATCCATGGCTTGTTCATAGGTGAGGAGGGGCTCGTAGCGGAACTGATTGGTCGCAAGATGTAACAATTCATTGATGACACGTATGTCATCTTGAGCAAAAAATGTCCAGTGGTCGACCACTGGTTTTTTGGCATTGAGGGAGGAGGTGACGGCAATTTCGACCCCATATATCGGTTGCAGACCCGCTTTCTTGGCGAGCTTTGTCCAACGATTAAATCCAAACGTCGAGGCTCTGTCCGAGATCGGCGCATATTTCATCCCAATTTCTTGAACCCGCTCCATAACATTTTCAATCATCCCCACCGCAGTGCGGAATGAATAACCCGTTCTTATACGCATGATCAAACCACACCCATCTTCCTCAATTCAAGAAAACATTTCGCTGTTGCCCGAACGTCATTTTCTGCACGATGGGCATTTTCGAATGGCTCCCCGAAAAGGAACTCATGCAACGAACGCAAATTCATTCTGTGGCCTTTCATATATTCCGTCGACTCAACAGTGCAAATCAGCTCAGGCCAACGAACTTTTTTGCCGAGGCGCTTCATCTCGAAATCAATAACTGCCTTATCATAAGACATATTGTGCGCAACGATTTCGTCGTGAACTTCAATCACCTCGAGAATGTGTTGAGCGATTGAGCTGAATGGTTTTTGGTCATTCAGCATATCTTGTTTTATGCCTGTTATTTCTGTTATCTTTTCATCGATTTTTATGCCGGGGTTAAAAAGATAACTGAATTTGTCCAGCTCATCCCCCGCACTGTCCAAAGACAGTGCGAAGAATTCAATGATCCGTGGCTGACGGTCCAAGGGCTGGAGTTTATTTTTTATGAGAGCGGTTGTCTCAGTGTCCAGCACAAGCGTTCTCATGGGTTTTCAGCCTGTTTCACGAGGTCCGGATGGTTACCGAAAACAGAAACTTTCGGCATGATAGCAGAGCTAATTTCATCGGTTATTTTATTCACCTTTGCTCCGGAGTCCAATTCTTTCAGCATCATTGCATAAACTGCAATATCGTCCAGCGAATCATTGTGACCACCTTTGTCGAACATATTGCAATAGCGCGAGACTTTTGAAAAAATCTGAACGAGGATCCCAAACCGATTGAAATCGTCGGGAGTGCTGAGCGCAACCCCATTGAGCAGCCCATTCAAGGCTGGACCGAAACGCTTGTAGTTATCACCATAAATCTTGTTCCGATCTTCATAAATTTTTGCCGCAGAGCGCAGCATATCCGGTACATTTGCCATAATTTAATAGCCTCCATTTGCGGGTTGAAAAACAGTTAGTCCATAGTTTCTCAGGGCTTCGACGACTTGATCGCGGTCATCAACCACAAACCAGACGTTTCTTATAACCCCTTCTTTTCCACCGAACCGCTTTTCAAGCAGTTCGATTTTCACTTCATGATCCGGACGGAAATCATTATCCGGACGCATGAGTAATTCTTCGAAAGATGCATCGAGTTCTGCATCTTTTAACCAATCGAGAGTGATGTAGCGATATTTTTCACTGCGCCCTGTGAAAAGAATAACATTCGTCATCCAGTTTATTGAGCGCATAAAATCTGCCAGTTTCACAATGACTGGGTCTTGGGAGGCGAGGTGATTGAATTTGTCCCATTCTTTCATATATGCGAATTGAAGCCGATGCGTTGCATCCGAAATCGTTCCGTCAATGTCGAATACGATATAACGGTTTTTATTCGGATTATTATTATTATTATTATTATTATTATTATTATTCATCGGCCTCGGCCTTTTTCAGTGCACCGAAATTCGCCTCAACCGCCCAATCGCTGAAAAATTGAGTGCTGTTACGGTTTTTAATTTCTTCAGCATTTGACGTGAAAAATTGTTTGAACTCTTCGGCTGAAGTGAAATGCCCATCGACGGCTTGCCCAAGCATTACGTTCGTTTTTCCACCATCGAATGCGAATGAAAAAAGGATCATCCCTGTTCCATAAGCCCAGCCCATTTCGAATGCTGTGCCAGTATCTTTATCATCAATTGATGCAACCATGATAAATGAGTCTTTCATGCCTTCAATGTTGCCATCGAAAATTTCCGTGAAAAACTCTGGCGTTTTCACATGGGAAGCTGTGTCGACAATGATCGGCCCGAGCTCTCTTGGATCGGCCACGGTCAATCCCGCTTCAACAAGGATTGATTTCGCAAAATCCATTCGAGCTTTTTGAACATCATTGAAAAATGGACCAGCGAGATAAACATCATATTCCGTATCAAACATTTTCAATCACCTTCATCCAAAAATCGGTGTGGGGCCGACGAGCGGCATAAGTTTTTGCTTCTTCGGCATGAGCCGGGAGCATTTTTTCCTTTTCAATTTTCGCGAGCACAGGGCAAGGAGGTGAGGGATCATGACCCGCTTTTCTCAAATCATTGTCGCGAATGAAACGGCATTTCCCGTCGTCGCAAGGCAACATAACTTTGTCTTTGCCGAGGATGCTCAGGAGCTGAGAAACGATTGGTTCCCAAAGATCCGTTTGCGCAATCCAGCATGATCTTTTGCGCACGAGGTCTTCCGCAAAGTCAATAGGCATCATGATTTGCGCCGTCAAACTATGCGCCATGGTGAAAGTCATTTTGTCCGGCGTGAAATATATCCAGAGCGTGTCTTTCACTTGCAATGCCCGGTGGCGAATCAACTGAGCGCGAAGATTGAAGCTGATTGAGGATTCAATGTAGATGAAATCGCCGACCCTTCCTGAAGGCGCATGGTTCATNGGCAATGGGTTCAGCGAACCAGCTTTGTACCACTTTTCATTCGAAGCGAGCGTTGCCCAATCATGGATAATATAATTTTTGCGCCAAACAGCATTGAGCAATTCATCCGCGACTTCATCGAACAGCTTTAGTTTTTCCCTCCGGAGCGCAAGGATAAACTTCACAAAGTCACGGAAGTTCATCGCGAACGAAAACGTGGTCATGTAAGCCAACGGGAGATGCCGACGGAAATCATCCTGATGAGAGGATTTTCCGTCCATTTCAACAATCATATAATCATACNACCGCTGACACTCCGCCACGCCCTTCCCATCGAGTCCGTGCCACACTTCCCAAATCCGCAGATCGTCGACCCGCGATGAACGCGCCCAGACGTTGTGGTTACGGAAAGAGCAAATGATCTCACGGATCAGGATCGGTGCTTTCAATTCGAAATGCAACGGCAAAAATTCATTCACCGGAACATCCATCGAAACGACTTTTTTCATGTCCACGTCCGTGTCCGCCGGACGCGAAGTTTCCCATGCACGTTTCACGTCTTCGAATGAGCCATGGGAAATCAGCTCAGCCTTGACCCATTCAACCTTAATCATTGTTTGCCTCCTGCATCCGGATGAACATCATGTCTTCTTCAGTGGGCACGAATGTATCCAGGATTTCTTTGTTCAGTTGTTTCAATTCTTCTATTTCATTGTGAAGCATTTGAGATATGCTCATTAGGTCGAGTTCCTCGAGGTAGCGTTGGGTTTCGACACAAACCCGGAGGAAAGAACGATTACGCAAAAGAACAACTTCTGTCCAGTTTTTGTAAACCACTGCCGCCAAATCCACGACCCGGAGGATTTCGCCTTCTCGACCATTTTTCGCCGTCACCCAAGGCAAACGGATGAAAGACCTGAGCCATCCATCCAATCGACCAACGGTTTCTTCTTCGACCGACTTCATGGCCGACCTCAACCCCTCCGAAAAATATTTCGTCGTGCGGGGAATGTCGCCAAGAATTGCTTCGTCAATGTCATGATAAGCAATTTTCTTGAACAATTCACCACGGTTTATGGTGAAACCGGAGCGCTCAAGTCTGTCCGCCAACAAAGCGCCATAAACCATGCAAAACCCAACATGCTCCAGAACGCTTTCCGGTTTCAAAAGGTGATCGCGTGAATAACGGCTCACGGAAGAAAGCTGAAACGCGACCGTGAACTCTTTTTTCAACTGGTTCATTGGCGCGTTTCCTCAGGTTCATTGACGATTGAATCGATCAATTCGCCCAAACCCTGAAG